TTTTGTGAATTTTTGATTGCTTCAATCTCAAAGGCTTCTAGTTTCATATTGAACAATGCTTCTTGCATTATTCTATTCTTATGAACTTCGCGTTGTTCTGCGTCTTTTTCTTCTTGTTCTAAGACAACATCTTTGTGCGCCTCGGTGAGTTCATCGATTTCTTCTTCGGTGAAAATCTCCATGATGGCATCAAAATCTTTATTTACAAGACCTTCTTTGATATTACCAACATTGATTTGAGATGGTCGATAACTTTGCCCAACCAAAATCTCGCAGAATAGCGATCGGTTTTCTTTATCTATCCATCGGGGGTTGCGATATTTCGCAAGTTCTTCGGTCATAATCTTTCCTCATGATTAAAAATTAGTAGGACTATTATACCCTACCTCACTATTTATGTCAAGTCTTAGGCGGTTCTTATGAACAGCTGTTTTGTTTCTTGTGTGGAACTTGATGATTGTACGGTGTTACCAGCATAGTACCCAGTATATGTACCAGAGTATGAACCAGCATATGCACCGTTCAAGAACCCAGAGAAGAAACGGTCATAGTACCCAGTATATGACCCTGTGTAGTCTCCAGCATAGTTTGCAGATGCGATGTCTTTTAATTGGTCAGTCATCGTTGACCCCATCTGTACCCATGTTCCAGTAGCAGATGGTGAACCAGTTTGAAGTAGATATTTTCCTACTCCACCAGCAATAATTCTATTTCTAAATGCAGGCACCAATGTTTGTAGGTTTGCAGTTGTCATTTCGTTTGGTTGACCTTCGTCACCCTTTTTTAATAATATGTTTGAGTCTGTTCCAGCATCAGTAGTAGGAGCAGTTTTTTGATAAAGATAGTATGATACATCCGTTCCGTCAACTTGTGTTTCTGTGATTGTGTATCTTGAAGTCCATGTTCCACCAGCGGGTGAAGATGTACCAATTTTATATTGTCCGACTGTATTCGCGTCTTCAGCAGCCATTGCAGTTATAACTAAGTCTAATACCTCAGTATCTAATTCAGTATCGGTTGCTTCTTCTACAGCGGTTCCTGTCCATCTAAGGGGGTTAAGTTGTCCACTTTCTGAAACAGCGGCAACTGGTTGATTGAATCGAAAAACAGTATCCGTAGTACTTCCACCAGCTGGGTGAGCTCCTACAGATTCAGTTCTCTCTCTGTTTGTAAATGTTCCGATTTCATCAGCACCAGCAGAACCACCTGTAACAACATTAAGTTCAGCAGTACCAGACCCATCGGTGTCAGCAGCAAATTTAGCTGTGATGACTCCTGCTACTTGGTCTTTTATCTCCGTAGCTGATAATTCTCTGAGACCTTGTAGTCCCCCAGCGGCAGCCGGATATGATCCTGCTTTAAGTGTTACTGGCCCTGCCATTCAAATTCTCCTTAGTTGAGTAGCGTACCAGAAGAGTTATAGACCGCGAGTCCACGATGTTTAACCCAATCGGTAGCGTCTTTGCATGTTAAAGTAAATGTAGTCTTAGCGGGTAGTGTTACAGCAGCATTTGCTGAACCCGCCTCAATTGTATCGGATGAAGCAGGATATAATTTGCAGTCCGTTGTAGTAATATTTGCAACAACAATATGGAGTCCAGCAGCAGCGGTTGGTAAAACCACACCCTGTCCACTTCCACCAACTGTGCCTATTACATTAATTGTTTCCGTTAACGCGGTGGCGTCACCTTGGGCGGAACCAGCAGATGAAACAGAAGCAGATACTCCATATTTCAAACTACCTAGTAATGATGCACTAGTGTTTACTGTTAATTCTGCGACATTGCTTCCACCAGAACCTACTTGTCTCCATCCACCAGTACTAACACCAACCAATTCAGCACCATTTGCAGTTACGACTTCAATCGGTGCGTTTGCAGAACCACCATCGATGGTTTCTGTAGAAGCGGGATATACTTTAATGGTATTACCACTTACATTATAAAGGTTGATAACTAGACCAGCAGCGGCAGAGGGTAATACTACCCCTTGGTTAGCAGATGCGGTAGATACAATATTGTATGTTTTGGTTAATGCGGTTGCAGTACCTTGTGTACTACCAGCAGCTGATACTGTGGCAGAAATACCAAAGGTAACATTACCTGTAGCAGTTAAAGTACCGAAAGCGGCATTGTTTCCCGACTCATACTTATCGTTGTTGAGGTTACTAAAGTTAGTATCCACCTCAGTATTAGTGAGGGGAGACCCTTTAGAAGCTCGAAGTGTTATAGTTGACATGTCTCTTTCCCTATTCTTTTATTTATCAATGTTATTAACAAGTTGCATTAAAATGCTTTTGATTTCTTGAAAATCTTCCTTCAGACTATTTATATCATTTGACATTTCATCTATTTGACTAGTTCTCTGATTGGACAAAAATTTTCTCCGTTTGTATGCATACAGACCATTGGTATCAACATTAACCAAAGCTCCAGATTCTTCATCTCTTTGATATTCTTTTGTGGATACTTGGTTTGGTTGTTGCATATTCTATTTATTACGCCTGTAAGGCGATAACCCTTAATTGTTTTGCTTCTGGTATCATAGAGGTATTTGATGAAAGCATTACCATCTTCGTAGAGAAATATTTAAATCTCTTAAAGTCTGTATCAGCAACAGTAGCGGTGACTATAGGTCTTGTACCTCTATAAGTCCATGTTACCGTTCCGTCTGTAGCAGTTCCAGAACCATGTGTTGGCGCGGAACTAGCAGAAGCAGCACCAGTTGTTCCACCAACAGTACATTCATATAAGTTAGTTAAATGACCAACATATTGTCCAGCAGCATAATATTTACTTACTTCATGTGATACACCCACAGTTATTGTTGGTGCAGAAGCATATCCGCGGCCTGGGTCTACTATTTCTATAGTCGAAAGACCACCACCACTCAATGCAGTAGCTTTAAGTGCAGCCTGTCTTGTTGGAGTACCACCACCAGTAATAATAAAGTCTACATTTGAAGTTGATGCATATCCACTTCCAGCGGTTCCAATACTGACAGCATTTAATCTCTTACTTGTATACTTAAATACTCCATCTGAATCTAATGCAGTACTAGGCAACTGGAAGTTTAAGTCTACAAAATTAGTTTGTGATGCACTTACTCCTTGTAAACCTTGCGAGAGTTCCATCTCTGTCCAAGGAATATCCTCATAAAAATCACCATCATCTTCTTGTGCCTGTCCTTTAAAGTATATTCTAAACTGAGATCCAGGCGGTTGTAAAAGAGCAACTGAAAGTCTTACATCTTCTGCTTCCTGTCCATCAGCAAGTTTCACTCTCCTAGAAATAAACTTGGATGTTGCATTACCATTGTTTGTGGTTTCGTTGGTTGCATCGTTGTTAATTTTATATGCCCTAAGAATAGCAGCATTACGATATAATGGTATGATAGGAGTTATGGAGTCAAGGTCATTTGTAAGTGTAAATCTCTGTCTATAAGTTTTCTTAGCAAGTCTACCACTACCAGTTAATGACGCTTCGTTAGAAGCACTATACACGGCTTTTTCTTGAGTGGTTGGAATTCTATCTACTGGTAGAATACTCTCAAAGGTTGTACCAGCAGCAGCCGCACCAGTTGAATTCGTTTGACAAGAAGCATATGTTATCCTAGCCTCTGGGAAATCTTTAACAGTTGTATTTGTTCTGAAATTATTAAAGACTTTATTGTAAACACTAGCAATCTTAAATGTAGTGTTTTTATTAAATCCTTGTATATTGTCGGCAGTAATTTGGTCTCCTGTTCCAACTTTATCATTAGCAACAAAGAATCTAGTACTATCTGTATGAGCAGCAGCAATAGTAAGAGGGTCATAAATTATTTCTAATTTTTCTGTAGCGGCATCGATGTCATCTAATTGACCATGTTTTATTTTCAAGGTAAATGAAGCACCAGAACCACCAGCAGGAGCAACACTTAATTGTCCAAGCGTGCCTGGGTCTACTATGGCAGCACCATCTTGTTTTCTTTGTATTCTAAATCCTACCCCAGCATCTTGAACCTCTACGCCATCTATTACACCAGAACTTACTGAAGTTACTTTTAACTTAACTCCACTACCAGCACATATATTACCAGCACCATCTGTAACATTACATGCGTTCAGAGTAACAATATCATTGACACTATATCCAGAACCACCACCAGCAATAGTAACATGGAAGGCATGAATATCTTGTCCTTCTTCTGGTCTACCATTTAAATAATCAGAACCTACACAGAATTCTGTATCATCATTTACAAATTCAACTGTTCCTGTTCCTGTAGCGAACTTAGCAAAGTGAAGTTCGTACTTCATATCCTCTGTTTGGTGAGCACTCCAAGCACTATTATTAGAGGAAGTAAATAACATTCCAGCAATATTAGTCTTTTCTGCGGTTACCCTTACATTGGAACCTATTTGGTTTTCACCCAACTTAGAAACCCAAAGGTCATAATTTGGGTCATTACCTTCTGGGATTAGACATATAGCATACTCTTCGTTTGGAGCAAGATATATTGGTTCATCAAATTCAAATGTAGTAGTATCTTGTGCTTCAAAGTGATAGTTTAAAGCTCTTCCTACTCCATCTGGGCCTACAGCGGTATCACGAGTTGTATTAACTTCGGTGTTCTTTAAGAATTTTCTACCGCCACGCAGAGTGACCGCTGTCGGATATCCATTTAATACTTTTCTTATTTCCATTGTGATACCCTGTCCAGTATCATTCAATGTAGAAACATTAGATTGTTTGCCAGGCCTATTTTTAAAGAAGACATCTACTTTCTTGAGGAATGCTCCATTCGGATGTTCCATGACACCAAATGTCTGAGCAATCGGGTCTTCTCTTCGTCCATTGATAATAATCACAGTATGAGCAGCATCAATCTGGGCAGTTAAGTCTGCCTGAACAGTTAACTCACCAGGCTGATAATCTATGTCTGTAATTGCCTGACCCACTACAGTAGTTTCTGTATCGTCAGCACGACTACCATAAGATATGGTGTGTGTTTCTAGGGTTATATCCAGTTCTTTTCTAAAGACTTGCATAGCAAACGCTGAATATATATTTTCTGCGGTAGTAGTGTTGAAATTCTTTCTATCCCAAGGGTCATCACAAACCCTCATTGTTCTAGTACCTACAGGGAAAGTTGTTCCTGCCGTAAAACTGTTATCGCCAAACTTCTTATATTCTGCACCACCATCATTACCAGCAGGCAACCAGTAAACAAAAGCAGCGTCACCGTTTGCATCTGTTACAATCGGGTCTCCCATATCAGCAGGAGCAGTGCCATTAAAATAATAGTTTTTCAATGCGTTTTCCGTTCCTCCAACTGGAACTGTATTCCTTCTGGATTGTAAGAATATATGTCCTGTCCTAGAACCAGATGCTTCCCATACTGGGATGAGTTTATCAAATTCAGCGGGGTCGCAAGGACAACATCTTGAATGTTGATGTACATCATCAAAGAAGAACCAAAGTCTAGTATTAGGTTTCATTCTACGAACCCTAATAGCAATTCTATTCTGTCTCATGTTTGGTAGGAATTCCACATCCCTCACAAAATTACCAACTTCTTTTGTCATTGACTCAGTAGGGCCAGCAGTAGCAGTCATAATTTGTGCAGTTGAATGTTGAACAATATCTTGAACTTGCATCGTGGTTCCTATCTCTGTAGAAGCACCAACGGTTCCACCAAATGTTCCACTAGCAGCAGTTGGAATTGCACCCCCAATACCAACTGGAGCTGCTCCTCTAGCAAACATCATCGCTTGTTGTTGAGCAGCGGTCAATGTTGATTGTCCACCAGAAATAGCTCCACTCGCATCACTAGAACCAGAGAATGTAATACTTTCCCCTTCTACTGGATAAGATACTCCTAGTTCTACTGTTTTGTTTTCTGCGTTGAATTTACCCATTTCAAATGAAGTTTCAAATCCTAAAACAGTTTGGGAATCGTTTTGGGCGGCAATCTGTGCGTTTACAGCAGCTTGATTTGAAAGGACAATAGTTTGCTTATCGAGTTGTTTTTTAAATGTAGCACCATTATCTGAACGAGGATATATTTCCATATCTCCATCAAAATTGAATTGCAATTCTCCTACACAATTTCTTGTTTTTGTAGCAGCTCGTTGACCCTGTGGAATTTGATATCCAGTTATAGGTCTAGTAATCATACTACCAAACCTACTCCAACCAGAACTATTGTGGGTTTCATTTAATTTTAAATCTATTTGATAATCTTCAAAATTAGGCCCTAACCTCTTTCTTTGTGGGTCATAAGAAGCAGCATAACTTGGGTCTGACAAGTCACTTAACAAGTCAGAGTCAAATGCATTTACATAGATACCATTTTTAAATCTATCATTTCCATTAGCGTCTAGAATAACTTGGTCTTTTGCCTGCATTTCCATCAAACTTAAAGCAAGATAATATTCTAACCTATTAATTCTTTTTTCAATGCCAGCAATATCTGACATTTTATATCGTCTATGTTGTCCAACCAATTGGTGTCTTACACCTTTAGATTCATCTCCGAATTGTGCAGCTACATTAGGTGCAATTGATGGATAAGGTGGGACATTTACTTGTGCTATTTCCATACCATCACCAATCACAGGTGGGAGAGCAGGGATACTTGAAGTTCCCTCAATAGCTTTCATTTGACCAGATTTACTAATTACAATCATGTCAATTCTTGGCAAGTAATATTCTACATCCGTAGTAAAAGAAGTATTTGGAGTCGGAAACTGAATACCATTAGAAGGTATGTCAAACTCTTCAGTCCTGTATGGATTTTCAGTAGCGGTTCCTAATGTAGTGGCAGATACCGCTGTGTTTTTAACTCTTGGTCTAAAGTCTATAGCATCTCTTAGAGGATAAACACCTCTCTTTTCAGATGCATAGATTGGAATTTCGTATGTGTATATACCAGTAGCACCAGTATCATCTACTGGATAAGAATCTTTCGCAAAGTATGTTCCATTTGAACCACCATAGTTAACACTAAAGTGTTTTAATTTAACAGTAACATACTTGTTCGTCATGTCAAGACTTGAAGTTCCCTTCTTAATAAGTTTCGCGTGACCGTAAAAGTTGTCTTGTTGTCCTTTATCTAATATAAATTGATTTGCATAGTTGATTGGATTCTCATCTGAGTCATCATCAGCGTAATCATTATATGCACCTGTATCTCTAAGATATACTGTTTCAATTTCTGTAGCATCAACTATACCAAGATTCCATGGCCCTATAGAACCACCAGCATTATCTCTAGTATCTAGTTTGACATATCTACCTATATTATGTGATTTAGGTACTGGGACAGCATCTACTACCTTGGTTTCTATCTGTAAATAAGCATCATATGTACCACTTGGTGTACCCATGTCAAAAGACATACTTTGACCACCAGCGGCAGCAGTAATCATACTAGGTGCGAGTCTAATAACCCTACCCTCTGAACCAGATATTGTAGTACCATCACCAAAGTCTGTGACTCCAGAGGTTTTACAAACCATGTAGAATTTGTTATCTAATATTGTTTGTGTAACAGCACCAGCAGTATACGGTAAAAGAACTTCTGAACCTAGTCCAGCAGTACTAATACTGAAAGTACCAGCAGCAGAAACAGTTACATTGAATTCTTCTGTGTAATAATATTGAGTATCATAACTTCCTCCTGCCTGAAGAGTCTTAGTAGAAGCCCAAGAAGGATTATAAATCATCTTGTTAAATTCTGTACCATGTAATATAGCAGTATCTTTTGTACCATCTCCATTTACATCTTCTAGTAGGATGTCAGCAAAACCACTATCCGTAGAATTAGGGAATTGAATTGACCTCGCGTCTTTGAGGTTTCCGTTATTAATTCTTACATCATATACAAAAAGTCTGTATGTCGTAGCAGCAGCGCCTGGGTTTCCATTTGCCCTTTTTAAGGCACGAACTCGACATGTACCAAGAACTGTTCCTAGAGCAGCATGTCCACCAAATGTTCCATCTGTGTGGGCGGCAGCAGCAGTTTGCGTACCTACACTTCCGTAATATCCAATATTACATATAGCACCATTCTCTATATCAAATGTTCCAGCAACTTCTTTTACATTAAAGTAGTTACCGTATCCTAAAGTAACATCTCTTGCTTCTTTTATTTCTGTAGATGTTCCTTTTTTAATTTTTACACCAGTTTTATTTTGGTATTGTCTTCGATAACCATTTGCATAAGCAATGCCTGGCGAAACTTCTGCGAGAACATAGTCTGGGTCACCAATAGGCCCACCGTTAGTATCAGTTGAAAAATATCTTCCCCCATTATCTAATCTATAGGAAAGTCCACGATAACCAAATTTAACAGTACCACTAAAAACATCTCCACTAGTATGTGTAGGTGGTACAGAAAAATCTGAAGTACCATGAATAGTAACTTCGTACAGTTTTCCTAAATGATTGACAAATTGACCAACACTATATTGAACATTTGCAGTAGTATTAAATGATACACCTTTTATAGTTCTTAAATGTTCTATAATTTTTAAAGTAAATGGTTCAACTACATAGTCTCCATCACTTTCTCTTTTTTCCGTAGCAAGTTGTTTACCTAACTCTGCAAGTTCTGCTAAATCACCATCAAATTTTTTCTCTATTTTACCTCTTGTAATTTTATAGATTGTGGTGAACCCAGTAGGCATTTCGTAATATTTAAATACTACACTTCCATCTGTAGCATTCCCAGTTGTGTGTACTGGGCCAGTACCAGAAGCAGCAGATGTACCAGCGGTGGTGACTTCGTAAATATTGTCACCATTCGATATCATCTCTCCTAATTCATATGCAGTAGAAGTCTCGTAATTTTTTCCAAATGGAACTTTCTCAATTACGGTATCTAATTTTGTTCTGTCGGCGCCAGGCGCGTTATAGTTATATGCACCTGTAGCTGGGTCTAAAAGACTTGTATCGTCATCTGAAGTCTGTATGGTCTCATTAACTTTAATACCTACAAAGTAATTAACATTTGGACTAAATGGGTCAAGTCTTATGGTTTGTTCATCATGTGCAACAAACTTACCCTGTGCGTAATAAACACCTTCCGTTAATGTAAAGTCAATTACCTTTCCAAAGAAATTTTTAGTGTATGTATTAACAGATGAGTTATTGTCTACAACAAAAGTATCTCCATTCCTACCAGAGTCAGTACTAGTTACAGTTAGTGTCTCTCCAGCGTCAAATCGCTGAGAAGTTGCAAGAGTACCCTCGTTCTGTTCGTTACCTTTGTTATAGTTTAGATAAAGGGTTTTCTTTTCTACATCATTTGTATCTAAACCAGTTTTAACATCTACGATTTCTGCTTGAATTCCAGTAGTGCCACCTGTCAAAGTATCACCCACATAGTTAGCAAGAGTATCATTTGATACAGCAACTGAAGAACCATCAAGGTCATTGATTTTTATGTAATCTATTATTCTAGAAAGACCATGACCACCTCTTACTGAAGCGCCGTCTTTAAATACGAAATCACCAAATTCTTTGAGAGTATTTAAAAAATAGTCTTGTAGTTGTGTTAGTTCCCTTGCTTGTACTGCAACGCCAGGCTTAAAGACCACACGGTTGAATTTCTTCGCGGCCGTGAAGTCATTATAATATGGTGTTACATTTAAATCAATTGCCATTTGTTATTCCCTTAGAAAGTAAATATTATTTTTACTGTCTCTACTTGACCCTCTTCCCTAGTGATAGGTTTTCTATTATCAAAGTAAACTATGTCCCCAGAATTATTATCTATTTCTGGATTTGTAAGACTATTTATAGGTAAAGAAGAGAGACCTTTTGTTAAATTTGAAATTGTATCAGAGGAACCTATACCAGCACTATTCTCTTGTAGATACACACTATCATCTGTACCGTTTCCTGTCGTGTCTCTTAGTTGTGCTACTGTGAAGTTACCTCCGCTTGTTGCTGTGACTATATCATCTGCACTATAATTGTTTGGGTCAGTTATCCCTATGATGAAGTGAGGAGAACCAGTTGCATCATCAAATAAACTATCTAACCCATATTTAGTCAAATTTTTCATCAATCCTACTTGTCTATAGTCGTTTCCTGTAATTAAATCTCTGGAATCATTATCAAAGGATACTGTCACTCCTACCCTTTTACAAAACAATTCTTTTTGCGGATGAGCACCATGTCCATCAAAGGGTGATATTATACACCTAAAGGCAGCGTTTATCCCAGACCCAGAAGCCTGAGTAATACTGACAGTTGCAGTTGTATATCCAGAGCCTGGAGCAGTAATAGTAACACCAGTTATATTTCCGTTTGTGTTTACAACAGCGGCACAACTAGCGCCTGTTCCATCACCTTCGATTTTAAGTGTTACATCACCAGCGGTATAGTCAGTACCTTGATTAGTTACCAGTATATTATCTATAGTACCTTTAACGGCAGTACCTTCTACATTTGTTTGTAGTGAAGGTGTGTCTGTACTTCCTAAAGTTGCATCTGCTTTCGCGTTAGCACCTCCGCCACCTGTTATTACTACATCTGCAAAAGTATATCCAGTACCAGCAGTAGTAAGTGTTATCGCTGTTACCGCGTTACCTACAACGGTTGCAATAGCAGTAGCACCAGTTCCATCACCGTTAATAGTAACGGTTGGAGTAGAAGTATATC